TAGTCTTAATGTTCCAGCTCTTTTAGATCCAAGAACAAGATCAGTTGAATGATTAAAGAGAGCTTTAATATCATCTCTTGAGGTTTGTGTTCCTCTTTCTTGAAGAGTCTTAGTGAAAGCTCCTCTTTTAATTTGTTCAACAAAACCGCCACCGAGAACTTGTGAAGAACGATCAAAGATAGAAGCATATCCACTGATCACAGCTTTTGATCCATCCATTGTTCGTGCTTCAAACTGATTCACAATATATCTCACATCGTGAGATGGAGTTGGTCTAACTTGTTTTGGCTCTGAACTGAAGATTTTTTCTTGTATCTTTTCCAATGTTCTTTCTCCATTATCTAGTTTGCTAATTTCACGATCTGCCCAGTCAATTGTTCGGTCAGCTCCATCGAGCATTGATCCAACAGATATTTCTGCTGATCCAGATCCCCAAAGCCAGTGTGCAACCACACCAGCAGAGATCTCACCATCTTTGACTTGATCAGATTGAAGATCCTGTCTGTGACGCTTTATCCACGCAGATAATCTTCGAAGTTTGTCCTCTGTTATTGATCCTCGTGCCAAAGATCGTGCTTCTGAGATAGTTCTTTCAACAAGTCCATCTCCAGCACGATCCAAATTGTCCAGACCTCTCTGAGCATTTGCTTGAACATAATCTGGAACATTTATGTGTTCTGATCGTTGTTCTGATCGCATTTCAGTTAGATCTTCATATTCTTGATGTGTTTTGCAAGGCATATAAAACACCTCATCTCCATCTTCGTGTTGATGGAAAGATGTGTCATCAATATAGCAACCAAGAACTTTTGCTTTGTTTAAAGCTTCCTCTTGTGTGCCGAATAGATCTTGATCTGGATAGGGCATTAAGTTTCCTTAAAATCGATTTTCCAATACTGATCTTCGTATTGGCTTCTTATAATGATCATCACTCCAGTCATTGATTCCCTCAATTGAATTGACTTTGTTTGGATCGAATATGGATCGTGTTTTCACTTTCATATATTGATCCTCGTGATCAGTTCTTGGAGTAGCATTCCAGATTGCTTCAAGTTCTGCCATATTGTAGATCTCCAACTTCTCTAAATGATGAACAGTTGGATTCCAGTCTTGACCATCTCTCTCAGCTTTTAAGCCAGTTGCATAAGCATCTGGATAGAGAAATAATTCAAACTCAACCAAGCACTTTGGAACGAAGTGATCTTTCGCATATTTTCTCACTTTGTCATTATGAGGATCAATGATCTTTCGTTGATATTCTTGATAGATCTCATAATCTTGATTCTTTATATTTCTTGTTCCCTTGACTTCAACTAATTTATTTCTAAGCTGATAGCCATTTGGAGTTCGTTTCCAGTAGAGAACAGAATAATCTGGATTATAAAAGTTGCTGTCGTGTGTGAAAGCAACTGCATTTGGGATATGATTTTCAAATGGATCTAAGCCGAATCGTTGATATGATCCAACACAACCTTTGAAGTCTTCCCACTCCCAACCTCTTTCAAATCTTTTGATTCGATTGGAAGCCATATCAAATTCAAACAACTCTTCTCCAAAGTTTCTTGAATCGATATTTGCTTTAAAACGCTCGTGATCTTTTCCAAAGATTCCAAGCATTGCTTTGATCTGACTATCTTTATAGATGTCGATCGGATCTGGAATATTCCAGAGATGTCTTAAGGCAGACATTTAGACCTCTTCCGATTTATCAGTTTTTATTCGGTCTGGTCTTCTGGAGTGTCTTCCACTGATAGCTGATTCAAGTTTTGCAGATACGAATCTCCAATTTCTGAATCAACTGGAGGAAGATCCTCCTTTGCTCTGATCTCATTCACACTTAGGAATCCAGCATTTCTGCCAAGATTGTATGATTCATACCGAGCTTTTATATTTGCACGAAGCAAACCAGAGACATCAATTCTTGCAAACTGATTTCTTGGAAGCATCATTGTGAGTGCAGTTTCAACTCGGTTGATGTAGGGAAGTAGAGTCAATTCATAAAAGACTCTGTTTTGTTCTTCAATACTCGATCCGAGTTTTGTTGTTTCTGACAGATCTCCGATCATATATGCTGGAACTCTAAAGAGACCACATATTTCTGATTTTGTATATTTCCTCGATTGAAGAAATTGCATTTGTTCGTGGTTTAGAGATAAAGGTCGCCATTTGCTTCCCTCTGTCAAAATTCCAATGTTGTGAGCTTTGTGTGATCCTTGATGTTTTCTATTAAAGCTCTGTTTAAAAATTCTTAATTGTTCCTCTGATGGAGTTGAATCCATTTCAATGACACCAGATAGAACAGCTCCATTTTTGAAGAATGATCCAGAGAACTCATCTTGAGCCAAAGCTGATCCAATTGCTTCTGATCCAGCTTCAATTGGAGATAATCCTAGATCTGATCCTTGCTCAAAGTTCTTAATGTGTATGATTTCACCAGCTGGATTGAAAGTTGTGTATCTTGTGAAAGTCTCTTTGCCATTAAATGTGTAGATAGCTTTTCCATTTTTTCTTTCGATCTGAATATCATCTGGATGCAAGTTAAACACTTCACTTGGAAAACCATTCCGATCTCTTGCTGTTATTAACCAATAACTGTTTCCATAAAGACACAATGAATTGATTGTTCTATGCAACCAAGTGAATGAATCTGTTTCTGGATTCGGCATTCCATTAATAGCATCTAAGAAAGCTGGAGGAGTTGTTGGCTCTCTGTGATCCTTTGTTTTTCTAAATGTTTTCACTGGCATCGTGGCTATGGAGTCACTGATCAATGAAACACAAGAATAAACTGTTGCACTCTGTATTGCTGAAGATGGATCAACAGCTTTTCCAGAGCTTGTTTTTGTTTTATCTTCTAAACCTAGATTGAATAAAGTAGCATCAAGATCTCTAGTTTCAAAAGATGGTTTAAATAAATCTAATAATCTCATAATCTCTCAAAGTCGAACAGCAGTGAGATTGCTATTAACCCAATTCCCATAACTGCAAGTCCTACTTCAATTGCAATAAAGAAAGCAGATACACAAACTGAGATGAATCCCACACTGAAAACGATTAAATTGTTTAACATTCCTTTTGTCCTCTATAAATTTATAAATTGAGGAGCTTCACTCTGAGGATCAGTATCTTCGATCCTTAGATCACTCCATCTGTCAAAAGCCATAATTGAAGCAATTGCCAAGTCGATCTTTCTAGCAGATGACTTGTTAATCTTTGTCACCAATGTTCCTTGAGGAGTTTCCTTTGGAACACAGTTGATCAAGTGTTGAAAGAGATTAAAGTCTCCATCGTGTGACAGATCCTTTTCCATAACAGCTGTATAAAACCTCGAACAAGCTTGAGCCATTTTCTTTCGATAGTTGCCCTCATAATAAAGAATCATTTCAGATCCATAGATCTCTTCTAATTCATTCAGTTCGTTGTGCCATCCCATAGGATCAACAACAAACTCGAGAACTTCATAATCTCTAAAGATCTCCTTGATCCGAAGAATTACTTCTTCTCTTGGAACTTTCCAAAGATTATTCTCAGTGACTGGTCGTTCCCAATGCCCCAAGACTTCGATGTGAGGTCTTTCTTCATCTGAGATACCGACCAGAGCTGTGGCATCTCTGGAGTATGATCCATCAAATGCCAATATGATCTTTGATCCCTTTTCGATCTTCTTTTCTTCATAACATTGTTCCCATACACCAGCTGGAAGCCATCTCTCAGCTGTGGAAGTCCATTGATTTAAAAAATATCTTCTGAACTCATTTTCTGGTATTTGTTGAAAAGCTCTTTCAAGTTGCTCACGATCCACAAAGTCATCAAGAGCTGGATTGCTCTGTTCCAAAGCTTTCGATCTTTGTTTTGGATCGTTGATGTCCAATTCTTGATCGGCTTCATAAATCTTGAAATAAAATCCCTCATCCTCAATCTCTCCAGCTTCAATGCTCTTTGCATATTTATAAAGTCTATAAGCAAGACTGTTTTCTACTCCAGCTGTTGTTATGTTGATTCCAATTGTGTTTGTTCTTTTCCTAAGACCATTCTGGATCACTAAGTGAGCTTTTTCCTTGTTGCCAGTCATCTCGTGGATCTCATCAAAGATTCCAAAAGGAGCTGGTCTAAGACCATCATTCTGACCAGCAACACAAGGAACTCTTAAAATATAAGCATTCGGATTGTCTTTAACTATGATCTTTCTTTCTTGAATATCAACAAAGTGTCTCAATTCAGAGTTCTGGATCATTGCTTTGGCAGATCCAAAGACAAGATCAGCTTGATCATAACTAGATGCAACCACTGGAATTATTGGACTGGCATTCCCAGATCCAAGAAGTCCATAAACTGCCAACATTCCAGCTAGTTCAGTTTTGCCATTTGATTTAGGAGTGGATATATAAGCTGTGTGATGCTTAAACGATCCATCTTCTCTTAATTCAAACAGTTCTCTTATAATTTCTTTCTGCCAGTCTCTTAAGACAATTGGCTCACCAAGATAATCACCAGAAGAATGAACACAATACTTCTCAATGAACTTGATGACTCTGTTTCCCAGAGTTTTCATTATTCTTCTTCCAGATCAGCATTAAGATCAGCAAGAGTTTTCTTTGCTTGACCTATTGAGATCCCTAGACTCACACGAGCTTTAGGATTCATACCAATTCTGTCCTCAAGTTGTCTGATCTCAGCATCTAACTTCAACATTGCAGAATATAAAGGATTAAGAACGACTTGTCCTTGTGATCCAACAACCAAACGATCTTTCTTAGCTTGTTTGTATATTCTTTCTCGTTCATCGATCAGTGTTGCAAGTCGATAAACAGCTGATTGATCAGATTTTGTATCTATGGCACTAGCAAGATCACTGTTCCAGAAGTCTTCCCACCACAATTTCGTGATTTTTAAATATCTTCCTTTTAATTTCGGGATTTCTCGCTTTTTATAAGCACCAATATCGACCACCTTTGGTCTGATTCGATGTTCTCGTTGATCGACTGGTTTAGCTTTACTCATAAATAAAAAATATTTTTTTTGAAAGTCTCGAGACTATACAAGAAAGAAGAAAGG